CACAGACCAAACCCCGTTTGACTCCGTTTCCGTGCCGCCGTAAGTCTTAAAACTCCCCATGAATAAAAGGCCTTCCTGCGGATAGGTCTTTTTCGTGGAGCCTTTCGCCGTTACATATTCCGGTATCAGCAAATACATAGGCGTTGTGAATGGATCCTTCGGTCTATACATCTTCATCACCTTTATAACACAATTGTATCGTGCGTTCTTTGAAGTAGTTGCTAAGTGCTGCCGATCCCGAACCGTAGTTCCATAGATCAGCAACGCCGCGGGCAATTACTCCCGCAGCATATTTTGATTCAATTACCGCTTCTTTTACCCCGGCATCCGCAAGATACTGTTTAACCTCTTCAATGTAAGTCCCCAATGTAGCGTCTTGAAACTCCCCTGTAATGCCAAGGGTTAACTTTACTTTTTCAAGTAATTCCTCGTTGGACATTTAGCTACCTCCGTTCATCAGCCGGTAGGCGTATTTTTCTTTTTAATGAGATAGCATCCGGACGTATCAAGAATTTTACCGTCTACGATGGTCAGGCCTTTATTGATCCACTCGTTGGCATCTTCGTCAAAATAACGCTTCATGCCAAATTGCAGATTGGTATTGATTGCATAATCGCTTGGCACCCAATAAATACCTACCACGGTATTTGCGTTTGCTGTATCAAAATCCGCTACGATATCCGGCTCGACCAGGGTAACGGGGCGTCCGTAAAACTTACCGCCGTCATTCCCTATTGTGATATCGGTCGCTTCTTTGTAAATTGGACGGTCATTCTTGTCTTTCATGGTTAATAAGTTAGATTCCACGGTGGACGATGGGAATAAAAATTCTCCCTGTCCCCTCTTTGATAGCGGGATGACCGCAAACAGTTTCTTTCTCCATGCCGTCCAGTCCGCGAACTCTTCGGCTGTGAACGTAATTACATTAGTCACACGCGAATCTTTTGTAATGCCCAGTAATTGGCCTGATCCGGTACCGGAAATAATGCCCTTGTCCATTTCTTCAACGTAAGCCTCTACCATGATCTTAACGATTTCCTGCTCGAATAAATCCAAGGAAATGATTTCGGACAGCAGAGTCTGCGCAACACGGACTTCCCCGATGTTGTAGGAAAATTCTACAAATGTATTAATATCTCCAGCTTTCTGTTTTCCAGATACCGTAGTTTCCGTAATCCATTTAAAATTCGCCTTTAATTTAGAAATCGGGAACTTTACACCGCCCTTTACGTTTAGTTTACGTACCTTGGAATATATCTGACCATAGACCTTGGAAACATCCTTGATGAACTCGTTCATGATCGTAGTCGGAACAATTGCGCCAATATCTGCCGCTACCGTTGTCCCTGTATCACCGCCGGCACGCTGAAGCAGTTTATCCGGGATCGCCGTCCCTCTCTGTACATAGGTTTTAAACGCCTGCCGGTATTCCGTTGATGCAAATGGGTCGGCATTGCGCTGCGTTCCCTGCTGGAAGCTGCCTACCGGTGTCAAGTTTCCGTAGGTGTCCAGAGGGTTAAAAGAACGTCCTTCACCTTCTCCGGTCCCCGAACCTTCTCCCTCTCCTTCGCCTTCTCCATCATCGTCCAATTCTTCCAGCTGCTTTTCTGCCTCTGTGATTTCATCCCTGAGCACCTTCAACTGATCTCCAATTGATCTGACCTCGTTAATGTCCTCGGAAACATCGGACTTTTTCTGTAATTCTTCAATCTGGCTTCTTTTTACTTTGATTAAGTTCTGTAAATAAGTTCTAAATTTCATTCTGTTTATGCCTCCTAATATAATCTGTTTTTAAGTTTCAGCAGTTCCAGTTCATCCGCATTCACACCGTCCGGTGTCTTAGAGCGGGCGCTGTCCAGCGCCCTTGAACTGTCCAGTTCACTTTTGGCTCTTGCGTTGATTTCTGTAGCTTCATAGGCCGGGAAAGTGACCGCTGATACTTCCAGCACTTCCCCTATATCTCTAATGTGGCGCGTTGGGTGGTCTGATTCTAAGTCCTCCCACTCTTCGCCATTAATTGAGAACATAAATGACATGCCCGTAATGTCCCCTCTCTGTATTGCGCTATGGAGGTTTTTGGCATCTGAATTGTTTTCGATGTCCAAATTTAAGCGGATCCCTAAACCGTCTTTGTCGGGCATCAGCCGCATGGTTGAATTTTCGTTGTTATTACGGCTCCGCGCTAAGGGAACCATGCCAATGTTATGGTTTACTAAGAAGCGCACATCTTTTAAATTTGTTTTGTCCAGTGCGCCCCGGTGAATAATTTCATCAAAATACCCAATATCCGTTTTTGATTCAAATACAATCGGGCGGCCCTCGATCACTCCCGCTTCGTCCGGCGATGCCCTCATTTCAAAATCATAAGACCTCTGTGTATACTCATTCTTCTTCATTTCCCGTTTTCCCTCCTTGATTATTTTTTCTCTGCATCTGGTATTGCGGTGCAAGGTCAACATCTACATAGTTCAGGGACTGCATCCGCTTACCTGCCAATTCAGGTAATGGGCGCAAGCCTAATGCAGTACGCTTTTCATTTTCATAAAGCGTTCCCGAATCGCCCAGCAGCCGTATCATCTCCAATGTTTCGGATGTGGACATAAAAATAAGGTCTTTGGGATAAAACATGATTTTATTCCCATAGGACCTTTCATTATCAGTAAACAGTATCTTTGTGAACGCTTGTGAAAGAGTTATGATTATTGGCTCAAGCGTTTTTTGGTAAAACGCCTCATATTGCTCTTTTGTGTAATCCCCTGTCAAAATACAAAGCGCTACTCCGTAGTTTCGCAGAATTTTTTCATCAATAAATTTAAGCGTTGTCGCATCCACCATCTGTATTTTTCGGTTAAATGCTGTGATTTCAGCCCTTAAATCCGCAGGGAGAAACCCGGATTCAGAGGTTTGTAGCTTTTTATCAAAATCCTTGATCGCCTTTTCCATGCTGCCATCTTTGTCCAGCATAGTATTGTACTTTACGACACCATTGACTTGATAACTGGCTCTCATGGCTTTTGCAATGCCTTTTAAAAGATCATCATTAATTTGCAAGGTGCTTAGTAACGTGTCATTGTCCGGCTGCCCGAATTGGTTGCCGCCCATGTAATCATTCACGCTATAGTTTTTTCTTATATGTATCAATCGGTTATAAGGCAATGTCACATTGTAGGCATTGGCAAACCATAACTTTGTATATAACTCCCCGCTGACATCCTGTAAAAAATCAACTTGTGTTGGCTGCAACGGATACAATCCAGTGTAAATAACTTTTTCTTTTCCTGTTTCCTCATCCTTCCAAACGTAATAAGTCGGATATATAAAAACATTGTAATTAAAAAACAGCAGCCATGTTATCTTTTCAAGAAAATCCGATGTTGTCATAAATGGTGTGGGATTTTGCAGCGCTCTTTGTAATGAGCCATTTACCGGCGTCACATCCATGCCGCTTTCTCTTACGTGAGTAGGATTCAGTTTCTTTATCTCCTGTACGATACATGAAATAGCCTGCTGCACCACGTCAGAAGCATATATATCCGTCCCGAATTGGGAAAATATCGGCGTATGACCTACCAGGGATTCCGCCAGTCCCGTGCTTTTCTTTTTCTTACCCCAAAACTTAACAAGGTTATCCATGAACCCCATGTCAATCACCTCCGATCATGGTTTTAAAGTCGCTCCGGCATCGCCGGAACACTTCGTATAAAATAATAAGTGTTACCGCCCCATCAATACGTTTTGCGCTGTATTCTTTTACACAAAGGCACTGCCCGTATGTGTCTACTTTGATGCTTGCATTGCCAAGACACCATTTATCAACTGCGTTTTCATTGTAATTAACCAGCCTGTGCTTTAAGTCCGCTTCCACAAGCTTCATAGCATTACTTAATGTCTGCGCATTTTGAAGAATCATAATCATATCGTCATTTTCACGGATCCAACCGTAAAAGCCCATCCGGGACAAAAATTCTTTCGCAAACCGCTGGTCATAACCGCATTTATACAGCCTTATGCTGTGCTCATCGTACAGAGAATAAAACCAGTCCGCTACAAGGGATAAATCAATGTCGTTTCCTTCACAGATGGTCAGCAGTCCTTCTTTCGCCCATTCTTCATATTTTGCACCGGCCTCTTTATCATCTGAACTTGTCAATTTTGATTCCGGTATCCAGTAGTGAGTGTGGATGTATTTCTTTTTATCGTTCGGTTTCATGAGTAACGCTTTCGCATTGGTCATGTCCGTTGTTTCAGACAGGTCAACCGCACCCAGACATATGCTGTTCTTGAAATCTTTTAAATCGTATTTACTCACATACTCATAATCCTCCGTCATTAGCCACGCCTGCGCACTGTCCTGCTTGATATTAAAATCTTTGGACAGAGTAAAAACACGGTCGCCTTTCGATTCCCGCGCCGTGTCAACCTGCTCTTCTAAATAATCCCACTTTTTTACTATGCCAAGCGTAGGATTCGACTTCATCCACAATTTATTGCATCTGTCCCCGTTCCATACTTCCTGTTCACTATCCTGCGTGTACAGCCAGGGCAAGAATCTTGTGCTTGCTTTGTCCTCTGCTTCTCCTGATATAATTTTCCGCGCCTTTTTTAACTCGCCATCCAGGTACCCATCCTTAACAAACCCCTCTGTCGTAATATTAATAAATAGCGGTTCGTCTTTCAATGACTGTGACTGCTCAATGGATTTTGCAATTACATTGTCTTTCATTTCGTGTGTTTCGTCTATGATGGCAAAGTCAATGTTACGTCCTTCTTTGTTTCTTGTCCTGTCAGAGAGTTTAAATATTTTTGTGTTTGTTGTTTTATTCAAGATAAAGCGCTGATTCCGTTTTGTATCCAAGCTGTCCGGGTCGATCAATATGCGCATGGTATCCATGGCGTCATATGTGATGCTGGCCTGGTTATCATCATTGGACGAGCAAACCAAGTCCGCACCTTCATTACCTGTTATAAACTCCGACAGTCCCAAAGCTGAACATGTCTCTGACTTTGTATTTTTTCGAGCAATCAGCAGCAACACCTTTTTAAAGCGTGCAAATGTAGTCTCCGACATTTTGAAACTGTAAATTGCTTCAATTAATGCTTTCTGCCACAGCATTAAAACCATTGGCTTTCCGTAGAATGGTGATTTTGTCAGCTTGATGCAGTTTTCCATGAAGTCCATACGCAGCAAAGCGTCATTGGTGTCATAATAATACGCATCATTCAGGAAATCTTCTTTCAGGTTTTCTAATTCTTGCCATAACTCCTGCCCTATGATGATTTCCCCAGTTTCAGCTCTTGCCCGATACTCTAGCAGAAAAGAATTGTCAGGCGTCCAGATTTTACGCTCTTTAATTAGCATTTGTTCACTTCCTTGGTGGGGGTGCACCTACTGGTTCAGATGGTCCTTTCGTACATCCTCTACTAAAATGCTGATCCACCCACTTTCTTAACGGAGATTCTTCCTGATTCTCATTGTTTTTGTCGTACCTTTGCAGAACCTTTAGTATATTCGTGTACTGCTGCAACAACTCTTTGTATTGTTTCGCTGCCGGAGTTGCCCGCTGCTTTCCCGGATTATTTTTATTAACCTGTATGAAGGGTAATGTTTTTAAATAAGTCAATTTTTCTTCCAAAAAAATAAATTCATCAATGACCGGTTCTAATAAGCCTTTATTTTCTTCATTGCACAGGTATTCTTTTAATTTTGCTTCTCTGTCCATTGATCCATATTCCTCCGTTGAAATTACTTTTTCACTTATATAGGTGCCCCTGCTGATACTGCATAATATACTTTTTCCATTTTCTTTTACCTTCCTTATTTTTCAATATCACAAGCCCCTAAATATAAGATATATAAACCTTGCTGTTTGTCGGGGGCGTGTACGCAC